GTAATATTCTCATTATATACACATTTTTTACATTTATATTCAATATCTTTTTTCATTTTTGGCATAGTCTCAAAAAACTTTTGCATTTTTTCAAGTGTCTTTTGTTGAAGATTATCAACAAATTCAATAATTTCATCTTTTGATTGATCTTTTGCATAGTAAATCTCATCTTCATCCCATACATAATCTATAGATGAATATATTAAATCAAGAATCATTTCATTTTCAGATTTGCCTTGGGCTTTCTGCATAACTTCAAAAGTAGGATATTTCATCACAATACCCATTTTATCTGTAATACTGATCTTATTGTCATGATCTGTTGATGTTGCTGGTTTAATTTCTAGAAGATTAAAAGAAATATCATTAACTGTACCACAAACAGAATCTTCTTTTTCATCTCCATTCTTTATGGTATTATTGCAACGATATTTTAATTCAACGACTTCTGATACAGACCTTGCACGAAGATTTACAAAAAGATACTCAAGATCAAAAACTGGCAAATTATCTATGTCAATTTCAGTTAGAACACAATTCTTTAAGACTTGTCGTATAACATTTACTGTAGAATTTGTATCATCGTCCTCATTATTCATTAAGAATAATTTTTGCTCTTTTACTAGAAAAGGACGAAATTTAATCTTTTGTTTTGATGATAGTAGTTTTAGTTCATAAATAGGCACATCAATTTTTGGCAAAGCCATATTATTTCTCCATTAATTAAAAAATCAATCTTCCAAGTTTTTGTCCAGCAGAACTTCCAATTATTTTGTTGATTGGATTTGATATTGTATTTGAAATTCCTTTTGTTGCTTTTGAAAATAGTTTAGCACCAGCAGCGCCAAATATAGCACTTGCAGCATCTTCAAGATTATATGCAGAATCGTATAGAATTTCATATCGTGTATATGCAAAATTTATAGACATAGTATGAAATCCATCTTGTGACCAAGATAATTGCATTGGTGCTATACCAATAGGAAATGCATCAAGAAGTTTTACAGAATAAATTCTTTTGATCGAATCATCATATTGAATTATTGTAATGTCAGTCATAAAACCATCTTTGCCTTTAGCAAATCTGGCATTGTTCGTTTCCCACGATACCATTGAATTAAGCCACATCTCAAATAATTTTCTTTCAAAAAACTCATTTGTAACTAAGAAATTTAGTGAAATATCATTATATTGTTGTTTATAAGGTATTTTATATGAAGGTCCATAAATCTTTTGATCTATAGTCATTATACTTTTACCTGGTAATTCAGCTTGTTCACATTGAAATGCAAGCCATCTCGTAACATCCGTTTGTTTTACATTATTCTGTAATTCTTCTTTACCGGTATCTGATTGACTATTAAAAAAGAAAGCCTTTACTGCACTTACTGGATCTCTAATCGCGTCAACCAATTGTCCTAGAAATGGTGTTTTTGCCTCACCAATACCTTGAGGAATAGGAATAACTACTTCAAATCTATTAGGACGTGCAAGTCCATCATGAGCATTAATATTAGAAATAAATTGTCCGGGAGCGAATGGCATTAGAACATCTTTCTTGAGTCGGTAAATACTTTGTTTTTAGTTACAGGTCTATTTTCACTTCTGAAATACTCAACAGGCAATAATGCTGCAATATCCCACTTATCAGCGGTTATTTCAAGAAAACGCGATTCAATGTGTGTGAATAAATATCTCTTTATACATGGTGTTTTTTCAAAAGCTTTTGCCGCTCTACTTAAAATAGGATAATTCCAACGAAATCGTGTTGTTTCATCCCATTTGTCATTATTGAGAAATGATCTACTTAGTTTGTCTAATAAAATTATTCTATATTTAGGATGAATATAATGCAAATTCAAACCTAGAAATCCATCTGGATATCGTTGAATGGGTAAAACTAGAGGAAATCGATCATAATAAGGTAATGTTTCTTTTGTTTTAGGATCATAGAAAAAGAAGTACATTCTTCCAATCATTGTCTTGCTTCGAAGATTTTCACGATCCTTCATCATTAAACGTCTATCTGGACGCAATGATTTTACTTGTGCCTTAAGCCATTCCCTCGAATTTCTAGTTCTCGATTCAAGTCCGGTTTTAGCTAATTGTTCGTTTATTCTGTCTATTAAATAAGCCATATTATATTTATCTTACTATAAACCTAAATTCTTTTCAGTTATAACTTTGAACGTCCAGCCATGATCCAGACAGAATTCTGTTGCTGCTTTCCATTTGGCCTGATTTATTGCGTAAGTCATTGCTTCAGTTATAAATCGTTTTGTTTTTCTTTTTGGTTCTCTTAAAGTTGTTTGTGCTTCAGGTTTTACTTCAAGAATATATGTTTTTTCTGTGCCATCGCGGGTTTTTACACGCACTATAAAGTCTGGAAAGTATCTGTGTACTTTTTTATCGACTGGAGAATAGTATGGAATTGGTAATTCTTCTGATGCCCACCAGATTATGGATGTGTTTGTGTCGAGATATTTCATGACACGAAGTTCCCAAGACGATCTAAAAACAATGTTCGATGCATTGCCTTTGTATTTTTTAGGGTTTTGAGGATGGAATTTACCGTGATAAGTCATATAAATATTATATATTTCAAGGAAATTGAATAATGTCGATTTTCACACTTACAGACGTAAAAATTAAACCTAAAAAATCAACAACTTCTAAAAAAGAACTTGTTGATTCTCAATATTCTCAAGAACTTAAAAGATTTCCGTCTGTTTTAGGATCAGATCCACAATACTTACACTACATGGTTTTTTATATTAATGAGCAAGAGAAAACACAATTTAAAACTGAACTGGCAACAAATGCAACACAGGTGGCCATCAACAGACAATCTATTGATAGTTTAAGAGGTGCTGGCACATCGACTGCTGGACTTGGTAATTTAAGAGAAGCTTTTTCAGAAACAGCTATTGGCAACGCAATAACATCGGTATCGGATTCGGTTACAAATTTCGCAAGTAAAGTAGGAAATTCTTCGGTAGGACAATTAGCTGGCAACTTTTTAAGTCATATACCTGGTGCCAGTATCATTAGTGGAGGAATGTCGGCTGTAAAAACTATAGCGGAAGAAGGATCAAAAGGCATTCAATTTGCTGAACAAAATTTCTTCAGATCAACAAAAAGAACTACATCAGCTATAGCACTTTATATGCCTGACACATTACAATTTAATTACGGTCATAATTTTAATGATATTTCAGTGGGTGAAGCTTTTGGACAGACTGCAACACAAGTAGCACAAGCTATGAATTCGGGTTTAGAGGAATATAATAAAACAGGAACTGTTTCTGATAAAATTAGAAATTTGTCTCCATTTTTAGCTGAAGTTGCTACATCAAAACTTGCCGGATTAACTGGTGGAAATGCTGGAGCTATGTTTACAGCATTCACTGGAAATGTACCTAATCCACAATTAGAACTATTATTTCAATCTACGTCAAGAAGAACATTCTCGTTTGATTTTTCATTAACTCCTCGCTCTCAAAAAGAAGCTCAAGATATAATGGAAATTGTTCGTTTATTTAAATTTCACGCAGCGCCAGAAATACTTGCAAACGTATCTGGTAGATTTTTAGTGCCTCCATCAGAATTTGATATTCAGTTTTTTTATAACGGTAAAAACAATCCTAATATACCTAAAATATCTACTTGTGTATTAACAAATATTAGTGCAAATTATTCACCGGATGGTTGGGCAGCGTTTGAAATATCAGATGATCAAGAACCTAAGATTGGTGGTACTGGTATGCCAGTTTCTATAAGATTATCACTTCAATTTACAGAAACACAAATTATTACAAAAGAATATTTAGCTTCAGATATAGGTGGTATAAATGTTAGCGGATCAGGATCTTACTAATGGCAAATTTCTTCGGTTATTTTCCACAAACACTCTATACGTTAAGTGATGTTCCAAATAGTTTGGATCTTATTACTAATTTAAATTTTCGATTCATATTTCAAGATGCTTTAAAAACTAATACAGCAGCTTATTATGAATATGTTATTCAAGATGGTGATACACCGGAAATATTAGCAAGTAAATTATATGATTCTCCTGAAAGACATTGGATCATTCTTTTATTCAATGATATTATTGATCCTTTATTTGATTGGCCGATGCAGCAGTCTGTTTTGAATGATTATATTGAGAATAAATATGGATCTATATCATGGGCCCAGAGTCATGTGAAAAATTATCAACAAATTACTACACGAACAGACAATTATTCTGGCACAGTACAAACGGATACCATTATTGTAGATGCTAATACATATGCTAATGTTATTACCAGTACATCATCATACACATTAGCTGATGGCAATTCTATTGTTGTCGAGGTATCTAAAAATACGCAATCATATTATGATTATGAAGTTGATTTGAATGATTCAAAGAAAAATATAAAGATATTGAAAACTGAATTTGTTCAACCAGCCGAACAAGAATTTAAAAAATTAGCAGCTAAAGCATAATGTCAATAGAAACAATTAGACAGTCCACTGATTTTGTAATAAATGATTTGTCAATAGTAAGTAAAGTGTTAGACAAACCATATTCTATTCAAAATCTATTTACAGAATTAGACATATATGAAAGTTTTTTCAGTCCTGTTATGACTGGACAAATAATGATGCGTGATTCTGTCGGATTGCTTAGTAAAATCAACTTTGATGGAACAGAGTATATTAATATAGACATTTCTAAAACTGGTAGTGATTTCGCTTCTTTAAAAAAGACTTTTAGAATATACTCCGTAACAGATAGAAAAAATATAGGTCAATCTAGTGAAGTTTATATTCTTAATTTTGCATCCGAAGAATTCATATTATCTGAACAGATGAAAATTAACAAATCCTATTCAGGACTTTATTCTGATGTTGTAATTGACATATTAATGAATAAATTAAATGTGTCTGAAGAAAAAATGGGCGGTGTTTTTGAATCATCTTTAGGATTGAATGATATAGTTATTCCTAATTATAAACCAATAACAGCTATATTATGGTGTCAGAATAGGGCTTTAGATATTGATCAGAATCCATCATTTTTATTTTTTGAGAATGTAAATGGATTTAATTTTGTTTCATTATCATCATTAAATAGTAATCCTATTGCAATTCCTTTAAACTTTAGACCCAAAAATGTGGCAGGTTCAAGAAATGGTGAAAAAGGACAAGGTATACTTGGTGTTCAATCAAGTACAGTTACCGAACAAGTAAATATATTGAATAGAGTGTCAAAAGGTATTGATGCCAGTAGTTTTCTAGCTTTTGATACGTTAACAAATAGTTATGGAGTATATCAAAAGAATATTGCAGATACTTTAGGTAATATGAAGCCTATTGATGATGTAGAAAGTTTAAATTTTAGTTTATCAACAGATAGAGATGGAATATCTAATATAAATTTATATGATAGTCATGTTATATTAAGACATACTGACTCTCTTTCAACGGGTAGTTCATATATCAAGAAAAGAATGCCATATTTTAAACCTGAAGGTATGGAAAAGATTATTGCACAGAGAAAAGCTATAATCTATTCATTGATGATGAAACAGATAACTTGTGTTTTACCCGGCAATTTTACTCTAGCCGCTGGCACAAAAGTTGATTTACAATATCCAGATTATTCTTTCAAAGACATGAAAAGTGATAACATAGACGCAAGTTTAGCTGGTAAATATTTGATTACTGATACGAGACATATAATAACATACGAAAAACATTCAACAATAATTAATGTTGGATCTGCTTATAGTCAACAACCGATAATCGCAGGTACAAGTAATGCACAAAGAGAAGCGATGAATGGATAAACAGTTTAAAGAAAGTTCCATTAATCCGGAATGGTTTGTTGGTATTGTTGAGGATAGACAAGATCCTTTAAATTTAGGAAGAGTTCGTGTTCGTATTCTCGGTAGACATACAAATAATAAAAATGAACTTCCAACATCAAGTTTGCCTTGGGCTCAATCATTATTACCTGTAAATAATAGTAATCCTTATGCTCCGAAAGAATCTGATCAAGTATTTGGAATGTTTATTGATGGGAAAAATGCTCAACAACCAGTCATTTTGGGCGTATTTCCATCCATACCACTAAATGCTGCTATTCCTAATAGTGGATTTAATGATGGTAGAACACAAGAACAACTAAATGCTGCACCAGTTAAACCCAATGAATCAGCCACAAATTATCCTAGAAATCTAGATGAACCTACTTCATCTAGACTGTATAGAAATGAATCAAACGATAAATCTATCAACGCTCTAAAAGCTGCTCGAAAAATTGATCAAGAACCGGCATCAGGTTATGCTGCTGTTCCACCTTATAATAATGTATATGAATCTGAATCAGGACATGCTATTGAGATAGACGATACTCCGGGTGCAGAAAGACTGCATTTTTATCATCGTTCAGGTTCTTACACAGAATATCAAGCCGATGGTACTAGAGTGGAAAGAATTCAGAAAGATAAATTTACCGTAGTTATAGGTAATGATAATGTTTATGTTGAGGGTGATGTTAATGTCAAAGTTAATGGAAATTTTAATATTGCTGGTACCGTTGTATCATTGAATGATAAGACAGGTAAATCCGGTATTGAAATAAAGGACGGTAATATAAAAATAAGTTCTCCAGCTAGAGTCATATTACAAGCTGCTGTTGTTGAAGTTCCTACTGGTTCATCTTTTGGTGTTACTGATGCTGCTAGTGGTACTATAACAACATCAACAGGTCAAGTTGTTACTATAGAAAAAGGTATTATTACTAATATATTTTAATTTATGGATGATACAACAAAAATTATAAAAGATGTGCAAGCCAAAGCTGAAGAAGCTAAAGCTAGTGCTGAAGAATTATTGAAAGTAACAAATTCTTCTATTGAAAATTTGCGAAGTTCATTGCCACAATTTTCAATACCTACTGGAACAAATTTATTGCCTACAGGTAATATAACTGCTTTATTGGATAGAATTAAAAAAGCATCAAATCTGAATTTAAATGATTCTGAAAATTTGAACGAATTAAAAAATGCGATAAAAGAATATACGGATCAAATGGCCACTATGCAAAGTGCTATTTCAGCAAAGATATCTGAATTAGCTCCTTTTCTCTCTTTATTACAAGGACCGTCTAATATAACACAAGTTATAACTTGGATTAAGAATTTTATATCAACTTTTCTTGGACCATATATTAAACCTTATTTTACTTCAATTGCCCAATTAGCACAATTGACACAACTTCAAACCCAAGGTTTGAGTGTAATACAAGATGCATTAAATAAAGTATCTAGCTTGAATCCAACATCACAATTAAAAACAATAAAAGATAGTGTTGTGGGATCTATAAATGATACAATATCAAATATTAGTTCTAATTCATTACCAACAGCAAATACGTTAACTGATGCAGTTAATTCTTTCAAATCTGCTGGAATTTCTTTACCCTCAGGTGTAACAGATCCTACAGCAAACACAGCATAAATAAGAGATGATTACAGTTCAATTAGACAAAGTTAGAGATTATAAAGATTTGGATTTGAACTTTATTGTTCATCCAGTCAAAAAAGACATTAATAAAAATGTCGGACCTATGGCTGTTATTAATTCCATTAAAAATCTTATTTTGACTAATCATTATGAGAAACCATTTAATCCTGATATAGGTTCAAATGTGAGGAAATTGCTTTTTGAGCCTATTGATATGATTACAGCAGGATTAATCCAACGAGAAATAACCGATACTATATCAAATTTTGAACCTCGCGCTGATGTTTTAGATATAACTCTAATACCTAATTATGAAGAAAGTGGATATCAAGTGAAAATGACAATTCAGATTGTCAACTTAACAGATCCAGTAACCATTTCATTTCAATTAGAAAGATTGCGATAATGACGCAAAGATTAAGAATAACAGAACTTGATTTCGATACAATCAAGACTAATTTAAAAAATTATCTTCAAAGTCAGAGTGAATTTACAGACTATAACTTTGACGGCGCTGGTCTTAGTTATCTGCTTGATATTCTTGCATACAATACACATTATCAAGCATACTATCTTAACATGGTTGCTAATGAAGCATTTTTGGATACCGCAGTTACAAGAGATTCTGTAGTATCACATGCAAAAAATTTAAATTATATTCCTAAATCAAAATCCTGTTCAATTGCAACTGTTACAATCACTATAGATTCCGGTACAACAACTCCAGATATACTAACATTACCTCGGGGCACAACCTTTTTATCAAATCTAATTGATGGAAAATCTTATAATTTTATTGTGAAAGATAGTCTGAATGTTAGCAAATCAAATACTAGTTTTATTTTTGATAGCGTAGATATCTACGAAGGAAATCTTACATCGATTTCTTTTGTTCAAAATAATAACTCAAATCCTAAACAAGTATTCACGATTCCTGATAATAATATAGATACAACAACAATTAAAGTATTGGTTACAGATGTTTCCTCAAATACTTCATCAGAAACATATACACTCGTAACAGATGCAACAGAATTATCAACCACTTCACCCGTTTATTATCTTCAAGAGGGAATAGGTGGTTATTTTCAGATATATTTCGGTGGAGATAACGTGGGGAAAAGTATCCCAGATGGATCAACCGTAACAGTATCTTACATTGTTAATAATGGTGCTGAACCAAATGGAGCTAATGCATTTGTCGGCGCAATGCCAATTGGAATATACACAAATTACACTGTAACTACCATTTCTAATGCATCAGGTGGCGATGAAAGAGAAACATTAGCATCGATAAAAAATAATGCCCCTTTAACATACGCCGCACAAAACAGATTGATAACAACAAGTGATTATAAAGCATTATTAAGTAAAGAATATCCACAAGCATCTTCAATAGCTGTTTGGGGAGGTGAAGAACAAAATCCTAAAGTTTATGGTAAAGTTTTCATATCAATTAAACCAAAAACTGGATATTATGTCTCTGAAACTGAAAAACAAAGAATCATTGATCAAATCATTTTTCCAAAATCTGTTCTCTCTGTAAAGAGTGAGATTGTTGATCCAGATTATGTTTATCTCCATCTGAATGTGGAAGTTAAATATGATAAAAATAAAACAAATTCATCTTTAGATTCTTTAAGCAATTCTATAAGAACAGCGATAAATTCATATCAAGTTACAGATTTGGATAAATTTGATGGCATCTTCAATACATCCACACTAATACAAAGTATATTAGCTATTGATAAATCATTTCAAGCTTGTGACATAAACGTAAGATTAAATAAAAAACTTGAACCAACACTAAACACAAAAAGATCATATACCCTAAATTATAAAAATAAACTCCTTCGCGGCGGCATAGATAGTCAATTAACAAGCGATGAATTCTACGTTCTAGATTCCGGCAATACTTCAAGATTGGTAACCCTAGCAGAAGTACCTAATTCATATACAGGCATCGAAAGCATCACAGTAACCAATCCCGGCTTTAACTATACAGAAACACCTACAGTAACAATAACGGGTGATGGCACAGGAGCTACAGCAGTTGCTACCATTGTCAACGGAAAAATACAAAAAATAACCGTTACAAACAGAGGAATAGGATATAGCAGAGCATTAGTAGCTATCTCTGGAAATGGCACATCAGGAGCAGCCATCGCTATTATAACAGCAAAAACAGGTATCTTAGAAACATTCTACTATGATTCAAATCAACAAAAACAAGTTGTTAATGCAGAAGCCGGTATAATAGATTATGATAACGGAATTATCCAGATTAATAATCTAACTATTGCAAATACAACTTCTTCCGATGGTAATTTAAATATATCAATTGAATCAGCAGAACATTTCTTGAAATCACAACAAAATCAAATTCTAACAATTGATGAAAATGATGTAACATCAATTGAAATATCCATTACTGAAGTTTAATGACAACCAATAATAAAACATCACTCGTCGTAAATAAACAACTTCCTGGTTTTATCCAAGATGATTATCCACTATTTGTACGTTTTCTTGAAGCATACTACGAATTTCTTGAAAATCTACAGACCGGCGAAAATAATGATCTGATCACTCAAGCAAAAAATATTCGCTATATCAAAGACGTTGATACTTCCATAGACGCATTCCAAGATCAATTCTTTAATGATTTTGCGGCATTATTTCCAAAAGATAATAACGTAGATTCTGCATTCCTTATTAAAAACGTAATGCCACTCTACAAGGCCAAAGGTAGTGCTAATTCTTTCCGATATCTTTTCAATCTTCTCTATGGAAAAGATATCGAATTATTAAGTCCAAGAAACAGTATTCTCAGAGCATCCGATGGTAAATGGATTGTCGAAAACGTATTAAGAGCTATACCAACAATATATTCACAATATACCTACACAACAAGCAATACTTTTTATCTCGCACAACAATGCCTAAACTCAGATATTGTCGTTTATAAAAATGATGTTCAAATTACAACAGGATTCAATACCCTAAAAGAATACTATAAGATTGTATTTGATACTGGTATTTTAACTTCCGGCGATGTTATTAAGATTTATTATAATAATTTTAATTCAGATTTATTGACTAACCGAGAAATAAAAGGTACTTTGTCTGACGCATATGCCATTATTGAAAGAGCAGAGTATTCTTATTTCAAAGGACAAAGATGCCTGGAAATGATTATTATCGAAAAAACAAAATCAGGCAACTTTGTAACCGCAGAACTTTTAAATACAAATATTCTTGCACCCGATAATCAAACACTAATCCAATGTTATATGAGTGGATTATCCGTTCTAGAAGTATCATTGACCTCTGGCGGCGCATCATATAATATTGGTGATCCTGTAACACTATCTGGCGGTGAATTTAGTACCGAAGCGGTTGTTGTTGTCGGTGATGTTTATCAAGGCACTATTGATAATGTTAGTGTTGTGTTTGGTGGCGCAGGATTCATGACCTCCGATGAAATTCTTGCACCAGCAGTATCTAACGCTTCATTTTTAGCCATTGTATCTAACACAGATACATCTGGCGCAAACTCAGCAAATACTCTAACAGTATTTACCGATATTATAGCTAATAGTGCTTCTATAAACATCGCTAATACCATATATGTCAATACATCATCAGGACTGCCAGTGTTTGTGGGCAATGCTACAGCTAATATGGCAGCAACATTGGCCAATACTTTAAACTCTGTAACATACACAGTTGGACCTATTTCCAATGCGGTTTTAGTGATATCTAATGTTCTTTTCCCAACAAAACCTGTATTAAATGCTGTAGCTAATACTTCTATTCATGTACCATTTATACCATTGGGAATTTTGGGTAGAATCGATATAAACAATCCAGGTAGTAATTATGCAGTTGGTGATGAAGTCATATTTACTAATCATGTAGGATCAGTTGGACTAGGTGCAGCAGGTAGAGTTGCCGCCGTTAATACATCCAATACCAATTCTATTGTTCGTGTTGATTTTGAGCCAGCAAGAATTACAGGTACAGCAAATACTAATGGTTCTATATTCGTAGTTGGTACTGGTACAGCATTCAACACCGAATTGAGGGTTGGCGATAGAATTATGATTAATGGTGAATCTCGATATATTAATAGTATTTCATCAGCAACAAGAGTTAATGTTAATGTGTCATTCAGCGGCACCAGTACAAATAAGAAAGTGGGCAAATATGGAACTTATATTATTGGTGGACAAGGATATGCAAATAATAATTTCCCAACCATTTCGATAACATCTGTTTCGGGTACCGGTGCCAATTTAACTATTCGTTGTTTAATGGGTGATGGTGAACAATTTGATACTTCTTCAGCTACAGAACCGGGTCAGATCAAATCACTATCTGTTCTTTCACAAGGTGAAAGATATCGTTATGCTCCAGCATTAGATTTGACGGCAAAAGGTGATGGAACAGCTAAAGCAACTGCAAGCTTATTAGCTTCGTATAGTGTATTGAAAGGTAGATATAGAGGATCTGATGGTATTATTTCAGATAATGCTATTAGGATTCAAGAAGGTAATATATATCACGATTTTTCATATCTGATTAAATCGAAAGTACAGTTTGATCAATATAAACAGACACTAAAAACACTTGCACATCCATCAGGATTTTCAATATTTGGTAGATATTTGATAGATTCTAATGTTTCGGGTAATAGCTCATATTCTAATGTTTCAGTTAGAAAGACTATTGCTGGTACTGTAAGTGTGACAAATAATTCAATTTATGTGACAGGAACTAATACCAAGTTTAATATAGCTAATTCACTGGGTATTATATCAACAGGAAGTACAATATCCGTTAATAATGTTATTCGCGTTGTTGCAAATATCATTAATAATACTAATATTTCAGTAACATCCGCATACACATCAAACGTATCCAATGTAGGAATAATCGTTTTATGATAGATAAATAAAAGCTATGGGAACATCATACAAATCTTACAAATCAGGCTATAATACAGCCCAACAGTTCAAAGAATCATTCTTTGAGCCAGAACCAGCAACTTTGGGATATGTAATCATATCAGACCATGTTACTTCCAATGCTACTCCCAATTCAATAGTCGATACGGTAGCTACAGAGAAAAATATATGGGACAATATGATTGGTGGCAAAAGAGTTACTGGCAATGATATTTCATTAGTTATTCCTCGGGTAAATTGGACAGGAAATACCAAATATATTGCTTATGATGATACTATTGAGTATTCAAGTCTTTTAATAGCTAATACCACCCAGAATTTGAAGCCAATGTATGTAATGACTTCAAATTTTGATGTTTATAAGTGTCTTTCTAACAATAATAGCGCAAATAGTACAGTAGAACCCACAGGAACATACACTTCATCAAATGGAAGAATTCATACTTCCACAGATAATTATGTTTGGCAATATATGTACAATGTCAAACAATCAAATAAATTCTTAGATAATGACTGGATGCCCGCGCCTTATTCCACCAGTCAAACAGATTTTACAGTAAATACCGAAGGTGTTGTAGATGGTATCATATCTTCAACAATCGTAGTAAATGGCGGAAATAACTATACTGATGGTGTTAATGTTACAGCACTCACATATCCAGCAGGAAACAGTTCTATTCAGTTCTCTAATACATTTAATCTCACAGCAAATGGATTTAATCTAAGTAATGTAGTCAATATGTACGTTACCGGCAATGGAATATCTTCAGGAACTTATGTAAGTAGTGTTTCGCTAGTGTATGGCTCAATTACCCTTTCAACACCAACATCCAGTTCAGGTAATGGTCAGATTAATTTCCAAACAAGAGTATCAATAGATGGTGATGGCATATCAGCTACAGGTTCTTCTGTAATAACGAATAATTCCATAGCAAGAGTGGACGTCAATAATCCGGGTTCAGGCTATGGATATGCTAATGTATATGTTTATGGTACAGGAAGTGGAGCTAATGTAAGGGCAGTATTGCCGCCAAAGTATGGTCATGCTTATAATCCAGCTCTTGAATTGGGTGCTAACAATGCCATGATTTCAGTGATTATAGGTGAAAATGATACCTCTGAGAGCGGTTTAATATCAGCAAATACTAATTTTGGAACATATGGATTGCTTGTAAACCCATATAAATATAACGAAACAAGTGCTGAAACTGTATCTGTTTCTAATACTGTGATTTCTCAGACAACAGATGTTACGGTTTCATATGGTAGTGATTACACATTAAATGAGTACGTTTATCAGGGTAGTTTGACTGCTCCTACATTTAGTGGATTTGTTGTTGATTCATTAGCATCAGGAACAATAAAATTGACCAATGTGAGAGGAACACCTTCTGTTGGACGTGCTTTATATGGACAAACATCGGGGATATACAGATTTGTTGTTTCTTACACGAATCCAGAGTTTGAACCATATTCTGGTGATATATTGTATGCAGAAAATGTGTCGAAAGTTCAAAGAGTTGATGGTCAATCAGAGAATATTAGACTTGTATTTAAATTTTAAGGGTTAAGATGATAACAGATTTTAATATAAATCCATATTATGATGATTTTGATGAAGCGAAAAAGTTTCTTAAAATTCTATTTCGTCCAGGTTATGCAGTTCAAGCCCGTGAACTTACTCAAATTCAATCTATTCTTCAAAATCAAGTAAGTCGTTTTGGTAATAACATATTCAAAAATGGCTCATTAATAACAGGTGGCGAACAAACATATTCAAATTTTGTTAAATATCTAAAACTTAAAACAACTGACGCTAATGGCAATTTCATTGTTGCTAATAATTTCAATGGCAAAATCATTACCAACGATCTAGGCAATTCAAGTAATGCAGGTATCGCTAAAGTCCTAGCCGTTGATGAAACAGATACAGCTAATGGTCCTACCCTGATTATTCAATATACAGTACCTTTTTCTACCAATTCATTCACATTCAGTACAAGCTCAAACGTATATACACTCGAAACTTCAACAAATACAGCTATAACAGCAGCTTCAACACAAACAGGCAATTCGAGCAGTTTCAGTATAAATGATGGCATTTATTACGTTGATGGCTATTTCGTCAAAGTTGATGCACAAACAATCTCTCTTGATACATACAGTAGTAGTCCTTCTTATAGAATTGGTTTAACTTTAACTGATGAAATTGTCACAGAAGTAGATGATGTTTCATTACTAGATCCTGCTCTAGAAGCTTCAAATTATCAAGCACCGGGTGCTGCACGTTATAAGATTACAGCTACCCTTGATAAACGCTCTCTTACATCAACAGATGATTCAAAGTTTATTGAAATTGCCCGTGTTGAAAATGGTGTTTTGACTAAATCCGTTGTATATACAAGCTATGCCGATCTAGAAAAAACACTAGCTCGTAGAACATACGATCAATCAGGTAATTTTACCGTAAAACCATTTACAATTAATTTAAATGAACATATACCAGACGCTGGTCAAACAGCAAACACAGAATTATTTACAGCAACATTATCTGCTGGTAAAGCGTATGTAAATGGTTTTGAGTTTGAAACTATTTCGCCCACAAACATTGCTGTTGACCGAGCAAGAACCAAACAAAATGTTTCAAACTATGATATCTCCACAACATTGGGAAATTACTTTGTTGCAGCTAATGTATCAGGCACTTTCAATATCTCAACATTCCAGATTGTTGATTTACATAATGTAATTGCATCTAGTATCGATAAGACTAGCAATTCGACATATCAAGGAACACGAATTGGTACAGCAAGAGTAGCACAAATTGACTATGTTGCAGCTTCTAATACCCAATTATCAAACACATACACATATGATGTATATCTAACAGATACAAGATTTACTGCAAATAATATCCAGAATGTAAAATCTATTGTTGTTGCAACAACAGGTACACCAACAACATTCACAGCAAATGCTGATGTAAGCACTACAAATAAAGATGCTTCAGGTAATACATTCTTATCTGATACCAATTATAACAAACTCGTATTCAAAGTACCACAAAGTTTTGTTGCATATGGAATGGCAGATCAAAGTTATCGCGGAAAGAAAGTATTTACAGCACAATCTCCAGTATCTAATGTTGTAACAATCAATACTGGCTCTGCATCAAATTACTTTGTTGGCAATGGTTCACTTGCCGATACAGATAGACTTAATCACTTCATGGTTGTAACAAGAACCGCCGCTGCCGGTTTTGCTGCTAACTCAGTAATTCCATTGGTTTCTGCAACAGGCAGAACAGTTACAGTAACAGGAAGTACACAAGCAGCTATTAATCTAGGCAACAATCAATTTACTTCTATTGATGTTATTGCAACAGTTGATTATTCTGCTTCTACACCAAGAACAAAAACACTTAACTTAGCCAATACAACAAACGTGGCTGTTTCTGGTGGAACAACTATCGGTAATACAACCATTTATTCAGCAAATGGTCAAGTTGCTATCAGTACTCCTAATAAAGTACCTGGCAATACTGATGTTCTTTATGTGTCAGATGTTTATAAACTTGACGGTAAGTTTGAAGAAAATTACGGTTATTTCACTATAACAAAAGCAGACGGCACAACAAGAAAATCATCATTTAAAGTTATTGATTCACAAAATACCGCTGTTGCAGTAAGTGTGTCTGATTTAACCAATACATCAAAAGATATTACATATCGCTATACATTGGATGATGGTCAACGCGATACTTATTATGATCATGGTGGTATTGTATTGAATCATGGTGCTACACCACCATCTGGACAGATTCTTGTATTGTTTAATTACTTTACTCATAGCGGATCTGGTTATATCTCTGTCGATTCATATACTGATACCAACTTGGGTGCTAACAGTTCTATCAGGTATGCAAAGATTCCTAATTATACAAGTCCAACAGACGGTCAAGTATATGCATTAAGGGATTGTATTGATTTTAGACCAATTCGTGCTAATGCTGCTAATACAACACCAGACTTTACATTAAGCGGTATATCATTACCAAAAGAAGATCAATATGTACAGTCTGATTACTCATATTATGTTCCTAGAGCAGATCGTCTAGTATTAACACCCGAAAGACAATTTAGAATAATTGAGGGTACTCCCGATCTATATCCTCAAACACCATCAGAGCCATCTAATTCAATGACTCTGTACACCCTTGGTGTTCCACCATATACATTCTTTCCAAGTGATGTAACTGTTCGTTACTTTGAGAACAAGCGTTACACAATGAATGATATTGGTAAATTAGAGAAAAGAATCAATAATCTTGAGTATTATACTACGCTTAATACTTTAGAAAAACAAGCTTCTGATATGTCTATTCTTGATTCTGCTGGTTTAGAGAGATTCAAGAATGGTATTCTTGTTGATGCATTTAAGGGACATTCGGTTGGTGACGTACAAAATCCTGATTATGTATGTTCAATTGATACTAATATTAACGAATTACGTCCATCATTCATTTCAAATTCTATTGATTTTTCAATTGATTATGCTAATACTGTATATGGATCAATATATGCGAATAATATAGTATCAATGAAGTTCTCGGAAGTTTCGTTGGTTTCACAGAATGTTTATAGTTCTTCGGTTGCTATTAATCCATTCATGTTCTCTAACTTTACAGGAACAGTTCAATTAGATCCTCCCGGAGATTCGTGGATTGATACAAATCAACGTCCTGATGTATTAGTTAATCTTGAAGGTAATAATGATGCGTGGGCAGCTATTGGTCAAGCATTGAATGATTCGCGTGCGCCAGGTTGGGGTACTGTATGGAACGATTGGCAAACAATAAGTCAAGGAACACCTTTTGTTACTGATCAATCTTCATTCACACAGAATAGAACTGAAGGTTATTTGACTTATCAAGATACTATTACAAGAACTACAACACAAGTAAATTCTGTTCAAACACGAACAACACAACCATTCAATACTTTGGTACCAGAATCTGTTATCAAGAGTATTGGAAACAGACAAGTTGATTTATCAGTTGTTCCTTATATGAGAGCAGAAAAAGTATATTATTCAGCAAAGAATATGATGCCTAATATGCGCTCATATCATTTCTTTGATGGTACTAATGTTGATAATTTTATTGAAAAACCTTCATTCCTGTCTATTTACGATAAGAATGGTAAGTTTAAAGTAAATCTGAGTGATTCGGAAACAATCACATCAACATCAGGCGGTACAGCTAAAGTGTTAAAAGTTGTTGATAATAGCTGGAGTTCACCTGCAACAAAGCTTTATATTGTTGATGTTCAGGGTACTTTTGCTGCAAATGATACTATTACAGGATCAATAAGTGGTGTGACTGCAAAGATTGACGTTCCTGTTATTATATCAGGTAATGTGGCATCAGCAAATTCAAGTAATGTTACATTGTACAATGGTATGACATATGATAACATTTACAATGATTTTGCTAATACAATGACTTCATTAGTTGCAGCCGATACATTCTTTAAGACAAAAACATTTAATTATGGTGAAAACATTACCGCGGCTAATTACAATAGTTTGACAGGTTTTAATACAATAAAGATTGTAAGTGGAAAAGGTTTAGGTCAAACAAGAATTATTACAGCATATAATGGTACAACAAAGACTGCAACTATTTCATCAAGTTGGTCTGTAATTCCTGATTCGACTTCTGTATATTCTATTGGTTATGCATCTGTTGATGATGTTGGTGGTGAAGTAGGTATATTTCATTTACCTTCTTATAATGCAACATCATATGATAATGGATATAAGTTCAGGACAGGTGAAAGAAAATTCCGTATATGTGATGATAGTTCTGACAATGAAAATAATATTAGATCATTTGCTGATGCTAATTACTATGCACAGGGTTATTTGAATACTGTTGAAGATGTATCTGTTTCTGTAAGAGTACCTGTGATACAGTCAAAGACTATTTCCGACACAAGAAATCAGACAAGTTATGCTGTTACGGATTCATTGGTAGGAACTACTATTATTAGTGATAATACGCCAGCTCCTGTTCCTGGTATGCCTGCACCGACTCCGGATAATGATAATTATTTGATATTATGTTATGCTGGTGCGCCTGTTGCTTATACTGCTGTTTGGGATGTAAGTCAGAGAGATGGTGGACAACCCATGGGTGCATTTGGTGGTTTAATAGCATGGAGAGTTGTATATATTGGTTCTAAATATACAGGAATTGCTTCAAGTGAGTATAATCCTACAATAGCTAATGATGCATCTACTGGACCATATTATCGTAGAGCAGCAACACCTGGATCAGAAAATGGTTTAGTTGTTGGTAGTTTGATATTAACATCAACAGGAGTTTCTCCATCATCTTGGTCTAGTTATTGGAAAACACAGAATGTTGCTTGGCAAGGTGGATTCTCATATGATGGTCATTTTTATTCAGGTAATAATCCTAATATAGGTGCATTCTATAATTGGTATCCAGTTAGCTGGGATATTGGTCCAACACCTTGGATTTTAGGATTACCATCGGGATCTGATCCACTAACATCAGGTGCGCCAGCTTCATATACTTCAATAATTCCATATGCCGATACAGGATCTTCATCATATGGATATGGTGCACCAAGCGATTAATAGATAAAAATTTATAGGAAAAATAATGATCAATCCAGTAGCACAAACATTTTTTGTTGATTCATCAGATTGTCCGCAAGGTATTTTTGTAAGTTCTATTGATATCTGCTTTAAGAAAAGAGATAATCTGACTTTCATGCCATTTACTCTTCAATTACGTCCAACAGTAAATGGCTTTCCTCATGCTTCTACTGTATATCCTTTTGGTCAAGTATCACTTCAATCATCACAAATTATTATCTCAGATTATCCTAATCTAGATTATCTATCTGGACCAAGTTTTACAAGATTTACTTTTCCTACACCAGTTTATCTAGTACCAGGCGAACATGCTATAGTTCTTTCAACAAATTCCGATCAATATGAAGTATATGTGGCCCAAATTGGTCAAACAATGGGTGATGGTTCAGAGAGATTAATTTCTCAACAACCATATACCGGATCATTCTTTAAATCGCAAAATGGTTCAACATACACCCCATATCAAGATATCGATTTGATGTTCCGAGTAAATCGTTGCGATTTCTCATACTACACGTCAAATACCGCATCATTTACATTCAATGATGTTGGACCATCTTCAGAAGTATATGCCGATGTTATTAATATAGGCACACAAGATTTGACTTTCAAAAATACCGAAATTGATTATTATTTTGAGGGTACAGATAATACTTCAAGCGTTTTATCAAGTTTTACACCATTAAAGACACAAACAAACATCCAACTTAATAATAGAATAAAGATCGATCCAACAGGCAATACTTTCATTCTTCGTGCGAATCTTTCATCAACTGATGCTAATGTATCTCCAATGATCGATTTGACCAGATTGCATCTTATTGCAGTAGAAAACATTATTAATGACGGTGGATTAAAAGCATCTGATTTTACAATTACTAATAGTGGTAGTGGATATACAGCTAATGCGTCAATTACTCTTTCTGGATCAACTGGTTCAGGAGCTAATGCTTATGCTGTTGTAGCTAATGGTAATGTTGTTAGTGTTATAGTAGATTCTGTTGGTAGTGGTTATTTGGGTTCTATTACGGGTACTATTGCAGCACCTTCTGTACCTTCTGGTAATACAACAGCAACTATTTCGATTGCTAATGAATTGGCAGCTAAAGGTGGTAATGGATTAGCTAGATATATAACAAGAAGAGTGACATTAAATGATGGTTTTGATGCTTCTAATTTAAGAATTTATATTGATGCGGTTAATCTAGCCGAAACAGATATTACTGTTTATTACAAGATATTATCTGCGGAAGATCCTGATTTATTTGACAATCGACCTTATGTGGTAATGCAATGTGTTCAGCAAGGAAATGAAACTCTTTTAGATACTGCTAAATCGCAACATGATTTAGATTATCGTGAATATCTGTATGTTCCTACTACAACTACTTGCAGTTATGTGGGTTCGAATGGTGTTACCTATAACAATTACAAGACGTTTGCAATTAAGATTGTAATGACAAGTTCGGATACGACTAAAGTGCCTAGAATAAAGAATTTTAGATCAATTGCATTGAATAATTAATATGAAGATACAGACTGAAAATAGTAATTTACAAAGAGATTTGCATTCCAAAGCTCTTCTAAATAGAAATAGAGGTGATTTGGCTTTGAATAATCAGAAAAGAGAGTTACATCTACATAAAGAGCATAGAATCGAGACTCTTGAAAAAGATGTTTATGAGATAAAAGAAATGATAAAAGCTGTATTAAATCACATAGAAAATAAAGGTAAGTAATGGCTATTCAACAGATTACAACAGCTAATACATTTCAGCAATGGTTAATTGCCACTCAGAATTTAATTACTGTTGCAAATAATCTTACTGATGGACCCGCATTAAATACTTCTGCTGTTATTAATATAACAGGTTCTGGTAATACTCTTAATGTAGCAGATAGTATTGTAGTTACAGGAAGAGGTTATATATCCACGGCTAATATGTCTGGTGCTTCAATAACGACATTGAATGCATCTGGTGTCAATGCTGTAACTTTGAATGTTTCTAGTGACGTATTAATTTCTGGTAATCTTGTTGTTTCAGGTAATGTGACTCTTGATGCTATTGGATTTGATGATTTAGTTGTTTCGGGTAGTGGTAGTTTTGCTAATAATCTTTCTGTTGTTGGCAATACATCTTTGAATACAACCAGTATTACAGTTGCAACCATTACAAGTGCTAATGTTACATCGAGTAATTTAACTATAAGTAATATTACAACCGCTAATATTACGACGGGTATAGTGGCTACTGGTAATATTAGTACGATTAATTCAAATACTGCGAATATAGTTAATTTAATTGGTACTGCAAATACAGGAATATATAATGCTATAGATAATGCTGTTGGAACCGCTTTAGCTTTTTCTATTGCATTAGGATAATATAAATAGAATATCTTAGGAAAATAAATGGCAACTAATACTTTTAAATCGAACGTAGCTGCAAACATTGTAACAACAGGTAATACTGTATATACAACTCCGGCTGCTACACAAACCACATTGATTGGTTTGACATTATGTAATAAATCTACAAGTGCTGTTACTGCTACTGTTTCGTTAACAAGGTCTGCTGTTAATTATCAGATTGCTTCTAATGTGTCTATTAGCAGTAATACGACAGCGATTATTGTTGGTGGAGCACAGAAGATTGTATTACAGGCATCGGATAGTTTAACAATTAGTGCTTCAGCTAATGCTGCTGTGGATGCTGTAGCATCATTACTTGAGATAGCATAACATGGATAGATATGAATATATTGGTAATGATTTACCTGGATCATCTAATACACAAATTCAATATAATTTGAATGGAAGACTATCAGGTAGTGCGAATTTAACATGGAATAACACTACAGGAGAAGCTAAAGCTCCCGCGTTTGTTGATAATAATGGTATATTGGTACATTCTGCTAATGTAACGGCTAATTACACGATAAGCACTGGATATAATGGATTGTCTGTAGGACCTATTACTATTGCTAATAATATAACTGTTACTGTATCGGCAAATCAACGTTGGATTATATTGTAAGGGATATTGAATGAGTACGATAGCATCAGGAAATACATCAACAACAGGATTGGTTCAATCATCTGATACTACAGGTAATTTGGTATTTCAGACTAATGGTACGACAACTGCATTGACTCTTGGAACAAATCAAAATGCTACATTTGCAGGTGGTATAACTGTAGCGGGTGCTGCAACTTTTACAACTGCATTGGCAGGTTCTACAGGTGCTTCACTGGTGCTGATCCAATCTCAAACAGCAAGTGGCAGTGCTACTTTAGATTTTACCAGTGGTATTAGTTCAACATATTTACATTACTTATTTTTTCTACAAAATGTAAAACCAGTTAATGCTAACGCTGGTTTATACATGCGTTTTTCTACAGATGGTGGAATCAATTATCAAACCACAAACTACACTTACAACAATCAAGCGCAAAACTCTAACGGCACAGACGTTTCTGGCTATAGCGCAGGAAGCGGAATTACGTCAGCTATTGTTTTTGGTGATCAAATATCAAACAATGCTGGCGAAGGTGGTATCAACGGAATTATTCAGATTTTTGACCCTGCAGGTTCAAACCAAAAATTTGCTTGTGGAAACGGTGGTTATTTGAGAGCGGCAAGTCTCAATACCTCTTGTTCAATGGCTGGTTTGTGGTCATCAACAACAGCAGTTAATGCCGTTCGATTTTTAATGGGTAGTGGAAACATTGCTTCTGGCACAATATCTTTCTTTGGAGTTAAAAAATCATGAGTGACAGATTACATAGAATGGTTGATGGGATAAAAGTTTATCTCACTCCAGAAGAAGAAGCAGAAATTCGTGCAGAATGGGCGGCTAATGAAGCTAAACAACAAGCTACTGCATATATCGAAAATCGCAGAATGTCATATCCTCCAATTACGGATTATATTGATGGTATAGTTAAAGGCGATCAAGCACAGATTGATGCTTATATACAAGCTTGTCGTGATGTTAAAGCTAAGTATCCAAAATCATAAGGAACAATAATAATGCCTCTAGTCCTTGATGGAACAAATGGTGTAAATGCTAGTACAGGTTCGTTAAACCTTCAAACTAGTGGAATCAATGCCGTAACTGTTAACTCGGCACAAGCAGTTACTTTTGCAAATGCATTGGCAGGTTCTACAGGTGCTTCACTGGTGCTGATCCAACGCCAAACCCCATCATCGGTTGCAACTTGCGACTTCACCACGGGGATTGACTCGACGTATGACGAGTATCTGTTCACTTTAAATAACGTGGTTCCTGCAAACGAGGCATCAGGTCTTGTTGTCCGTGTTTCTGAAGATTCTGGCTCTACTTGGAAAAGCGGGGCTTCAGATTACTCTTGGGCGACAAACGGCACTAATGATTCTGGAGGGTCGGCAAGTACCGGTACTGCTTCAGACACATCGATGTATCTGGCTGCGTCTGGTGTTAGTAACACCGCTTCAGAAGGTGGGTATAACGGAGAAATGCGGATTTTTAATCCATCAGGATCAACTGCAAAAAAAGTAATTACTGCATTGGGTGGTTACTACCGTACCACAAGCACAATACTTCTTGTAAACGCTATGTCTGGTAGATACAAAGGTAGTAGTAACGCAGTTAATGGTATTCGATTTTTATTTGCTTCTGGCAACATCACTAGCGGCACTATTGCCCTCTACGGAGTTAAGAAATCATGACATTGAAGAAAATGATCGATGGGGTTGAAGTTGAATGCAACCCCGAAGAAGAAGCTGCCATTCGCGCTGAGTGGGCGGCTAATGAAGCTAAACAACAAGCTACTGCGTATATCGAAAATCGTAGAATAGAATATCCAAGTATTGGTGATCAATTAGATGATTTGTTTCACAAAGGTTATTTTTCTGACAATATGGCTGCTAAGATACAAGCAGTAAAAGACAAATATCCAAAGTCATAATTAAAGGATTTTTATAAATGGCAACAACAATTAATGCCGATAATGGTGTAAGTTCTGGTAGTGCTGGTTTAAAATATTCAGCAGATAATTCTGGTATTCTCACTTTACAGACCAACGGCAATACAGCACTCTCAATCAGCACAGGACAAATTTTAACACTTACCAATGCCTTGACTGCATCTGGCGTGGTAAATTACACAACAGGCGATGCCAGCTACAGTGGAGCAATTCAAGATATTACTGGGGCAAGTATTACGCTTACCACTCAGGCGCGACGTGTGCTGATTGGTTTTACGGCAAGTGTTATTGGTAATGCTAGTCAAGCATATTTCAACCTTACGGTAGATGGCACAAATTTGCTTGGCACAACGGGAGTTTATTTCACAGGTTCTACTTTTGGTGGAAGCGATAATGGAATTACGCTTACGGCAATGACTTCTGTGTTGTCGGCTGGTTCGCACACTTTCAAAGCGCGTATAGCAACTACAGGTGGATCAACTTGGACAGTGCGGGGCGGCAGCAGCCAATCCTATCAATTTTGGGCACAGGAGATTGCATAATGACACAAAGATGGTTTGATATTAATAATAATTCTCATGATTTTCCAGATGAATGGATCAAGAATGATGATCCAAAATGGAAAGATGAATATCTTGTACCTCTCTCAATGGCAAGACGAATTATGTATCCAAGTATTGGTGATCAATTAGATGCTTTATTTCATGCTGGAATGTTTCCTGCTGATATGGCAGCTAAGATACAAGCAGTAAAAGACAAATATCCTAAATAAAGGAATAACAAATGTTTAAATCTAAAACAATCTGGTTCGCAATTTTTCTAGCCGTAGCTGGTATTTTAGAACAATCACAAGCAGTTATTACCCAATTTGTTGGACAACAAAATACCGGTCTAGTAATGCTTGTTATTTCAATTGTCGTCGCAATTCTTAGAATAGTCACAACTCAACCATTAAACGCAAAATAATATCTTTTTTTTCTTAAAAACCCTCGCCTGTCGAGGGTTTTTTATTGTCAAAGTCAAATAATACTTTGACTAAATAGAGAATAATCGAAAATAGGAGTTTATCTTGGCTGGCTATGTAGAATTAATACTTGAACAAGCTGCAACATTCAATACTACCGTGAATGTTAATGGTGCCGATGGATCAACCGTTAATTTAGCAAATCATTATGCTAATTCACAGATAAGAAAATCATATTATTCTACCACAGCATATGATCTAGATGCGGCAATCACAGATGCTTATGATGGAGTAATAACTTTGTCCATGACAGCAGCTAACACTTCTAATTTACGTCCGGGTAGATATGTTTTTGATTTAACAACAACAGATGCAAATAATGTGGTAACAAGAGTTGTAGAAGGTATTGTAACAGTTACACCAGGAGTTACAAAATAATGAATGTGGTAGTTAATACAAACACTTCTCAAACTGTTTCTCTCAAACAATCAGGTGGTATTAAAGCAACGGTATCGACTGTTGCAAAACCTATTGTTTCGCTTACAGAATTAAGTGATGTGACTATAGGTACACCAAATGATCATGATATATTAATGTACGATGCAGGAACCGGAAAATTTCAACCAAGATCCGGACAAGGTCTTGTTACAGTTGATAATGTAAATGGCGGCTCATTCTAAGGAAAAATAATGGCTAATACAGTAATTCAATTAAAATGGTCAGAAACAACATCTATACCACCTTCCCTCAATGTTGCTGAACCAGCATATTCTAATAATTCAAACAAATTATATATTGGTTTATCAGATAACCAAGTAATAGCTATTGGTGGAAAATACTATACAGACATTGTTGATGCTGCCACAAATTCTAATACAGCAACAACAATAGTAAAACGTGATGTAAATGGTGCATTTTATGGAAGATTGTTTGGTATCGCTAATAATGCTAATCAATGGACAACAGCACGAACAATAGGTGTTTCTGGTGATGCAACCGGTACCGTTTCCGTTGATGGTTCTGCTGATGCTAATATTCCATTAACTCTTTCAAATTCTGGTGTATCGGCAGGAACATATGGTGGTGCAACACAAGTACCTACATTTGCTGTAGATGCAAAAGGTAGAATCACTTCAGCATCCAATGTTGCAATTTCAACAACATTGAATTTTGCCAACTCAACAGTTAGTGGTTCTCTTTCATTAGCAACAGACACATTAACTGTTAAAGGTGGTTCAGGTATTACATCAACAGTATATGATGCAAACAATACTTTTGTTCTTGATGTTGATAATACAGTTATCCGTACAACAGGTAATCAAACAATTACTGGTGATCTTGGCATTACAGGTAATTTAACACTTACTGGTAATACAACTCTTATTAATGTATCAACACTTCAAGTTAATGATCCATTAATTTATCTAGGTGAGAATAATTATTCCTCAGATTTAGTTGATATAGGTTTTGCTGGTAATTATTATGATGGTGCAACACAAAGACATGCTGGTATTTTCAGAAAACACGGTTCTAATACATTTTATGCATTTACACAATATACACCAGAACCTAATACAACCAATATTATTGATACAACAGATCCAAGCTTTATGGTTGGTACTCTTGTTGCTAATATTACAAGTGCTAATGTTTCAGGTTTATTGAATCCTATTGCGGTTGCAGATGGTGGTACTGGAGCAGCAACATTTAGCTCAGGTAGAATTCTTGTTGGAAATGGAACAGGTGCATTAAAATCATTAGCTAATACAGGCACAGCAGGAACTTATGGTAATGCTGCTTATGTACCGGTTGTAACGACGGATGCTTATGGTCGTGTTTCTGGAGTTACAAATACAGCTATTGCTGTTGATGCTTCTGCTATTACTTCAGGTACATTGCCAATCGCTCGCGGTGGTACAAATCAAACAAGCTATACAACTGGAGCTATGCTTCAGTTTAATGGAACATCGATTACATCATTAGCTAATACTGGTAGTGCTGGAAGTTATGGTTCAGCAAGTTATATTCCAGTAATTACAACTGATGCTTATGGAAGAATTTCAAGTGTAAGCAATACCGCTGTTTCTATTGATGCATCTGCTATTAGTTCAGGTACTTTAGGTGTATCAAGAGGTGGTACAGGAGCATCATCATTTACCGCAAATGGTGTTATCTATGGTGGATTAACATCAACAAGTGCTTTATTATCTGTTGCATCATCGACAGAAGGTCATGTATTACAAATTAGTTCATCTGGAATACCTACATTTGGTTTCTTGAATGGCGGAAGTTTTTAATTATGAAAGGAATATATAATGGACGTGCAATTTTTAAATTCATACAATGAAGTATTATTTGATAACTTTGTATCGGTACTAAAACAGAATCTTTTATTTCAAACTAATATAAAAATTCTTGAGGAAAAAATAAAAGTAATTCCTGAGTACGAAAAAAGAATTAAGGAATTAGAAAATTCTTCAACAAGTATTGGTATTTTAGAGGCTGAGATTAGAACGAGGGATGAGCAGATTAGATCAAAGGATGAGCAGATTAGTAAATTTCATTCTAGTGATGCTGAAAAATATCGTCTCCAGAATTCTGTAAATGAATTGTCGCGTGAAAATGCTGATTTAAAAGAACAGTTAAATAAGAAGCAATCAAGAAAAAAACCAACACCAAATAATGACGTTGTGAAGATTCTATCGGAAGAAAATAAAATAGAGTCTAACGGCGGAACATTTTAATGGCAAACACAACAATTGTTTTACGTTCTTCTGGAACTACAACTAGCACACCTTCTCTTGGAGTTATAGCTAATGGTGAATTAGCTATAAATTATGCTGATGGTATAATTTATTATAAAACATCAAGCAATTCATTAGGCTCAATTAGAACAACACAACCTGCTGGTTTGACAACAGAAGTTCAGTTTAATGATTCTGGATCATTTGGATCCAACTCTAATTTTACATATAATAAGACAACAAAAACACTTACAGTATCAGGTAATGTTGTTGTTGGTACTACAGATATTGTGCCGACATTAACGGCAGCCTACAATCAAGCAAATACTGATGTTACTAATGTTTCTGTTTCTGCTGGAACTTATGGTAATGCAACTATAGTTCCTGTTGTTACTGTTGCAGCTAATGGTAGAATAACTGCTATTAGTAATGTGACTATAACAACATCTGGTGGTGGTGGAGCAAGTGTTTCGGTTAGTGATAGTCCTCCTGGTTCTCCAACGGCTAATAGTTTATGGTGGCAGAGTAATACAGGTGTTTTAAAGATTTATTATAATGATGGTGATAGTTCACAATGGGTTGATGCTGTTCCTGCACCAACAATAAATGCTAGTTTGATTACAACCGGTGTGTTGCCAGTTGCTAGTGGTGGAACCGGTGCTAATACTTTAAGTGGTATTAGTAGTGATGCTCTTGCTTTTGCTACAATAATGTCATAGGATAGAATATGGCAATTAATTTTCCCAATTCACCAATATTAAATCAAACTTATAGTTCTGGTAATACCACATATACTTGGAACGGTACTTCTTGGACAACTTATACGAGTTATACCTCAACTGTAGGTTCATCATCACAATATACTAATCAATATACTTTAACTGGATACACAACAAGTAATACAGAAACGGAAATATTTATTAATGGGGTTGCAAATAGTAGAATATCGGTAACATCAAATACAGGAAATCACTATACTGTTGATTTTACTGCAAAAAGTAATACTTTTGGAGATTTTGCTGCATTTCAGATTAAAGGTGTTGTTGCAAATAGTTCTGGAACCGTTGCTGATAAAGGTTCATTATATGAAAATATTGTAGTTAGAACAGATTCAACATGGTTAGTAGATACGAGAGCTGATAATACAAACAAATCATTAAATATCTATGTACAAGGTGCAAATAGCAAGAATGTATCATGGAAAGCTATCGTGACGACTATGGAGGTATAAAATGGCTAGAAGGACAAGAGGATTATTAGTAGATTCAACATTAGGTAAAGTATGGACTTCAGCGGATGATGTTGCATCAGCAAATTCTATTTCATTGATTGCTGGTACCAAATTACAATCTAAAGTATTTTCTCAGTCATCAACTACTGTTGTTAGAGCAGCAAATAATTTAGGACTAGGTACTGGAACATATTTTCCGACACAAACGCTAATAACAAGTGTTGGATTAACTTTATCGATATCAAAAAATAGAACCGCCAATATAAATATAACAGTAAAATCGAGTGCTAACACATATGCAAACGCAACATCATTAGGAACTTATACAATAACAAAAAGTAATACTACACAATCAACAGCAACATCACTATCTGTTGCTGCAGGATCATATGTATATTTTGATCTAACAACGGGTGATCCTAATGCACAAGGTTTATCAATAACACTTAATTATTACGCGAGTTAAAAATGACAGATTCAGAAATAATCAATTATCTTTCACATGAAGGTACAGTACCTGTTTATAAGTTTGAAGGATCTTTTCAAGAACTTGAAGGAATTCTTCATTCTAACGGTACTGGATTTAATACTTTAAAAGTAAGAGATGTAATTTATTTTGTTATTAATGGAAATCCGATTGATGATTTAGATGAAAGAATTCAAGTATTTTATAATGGGAATATATAATGTATGCTAAATTAGTTACAGGAAGTACACCAATTTATGCAATAAACGCAATGCGAGATATTGGTCGTTTAATAACATCAACATCGCCCTCTACCGCTAATTTATTAGCATTTAGTACATCATCTTCGTATATAATAGACGCAACGCCTGCTGGATGGACTTATGTAGGCAGTACAAATGCTAACGATAGACCAACCATTTCAGCCACAAATCCTGGTACAATGGTAAACAATAATGTATCCAATTTATGTTTTAGTGCTCCGACTTTAGCAAATTCTAGTATATTAAAGTATTGTGCGTTAACACAAGTATATACAGCACCGACAACAGTGAATTCAACTGCTGGTGCACCAGCAAATACTTTATTTGCATTAACGGGCGCACAATCAGCAAACTCAACAGGTGTTCTTACTAATGAAGGTTATAGACCGCAAACAAATACAACTGGTGCATCAAATCATCCATATGGATTATTAGCAAAAGCAAGTAGTGTTTTTCACGTTATAGCTAATCAACAACATATAACTATTATACAAGAAGCAACAGGATTTCAAGGAGTTTGGGAAACATCACAAACTGATTTACATACTGCACAAAATATAGGACCATATATTCAAGTAGGTCAAACAACAGGTTTAGCTGCCTATACTGCAAATACGGGAAGTATGACAGCATCTAGAATTTCACCTCAAACTAATCCAGCTGATAGTAATACAGGAACATGGTTAGTATTCAATATTACAAATCCTAATACTGGAATAAATTACGGAACATATGATGTAACGGAATGTTCAACCTATACTACTGGTCAACCTCTTGTTAATAATGGTCATTTAGCAATGGGTATGGCAACATTATTACACACTAATTCTTTATCAGTAACAGGTGCTGGCGTTTATAATATTGAACCAGTTTATTTTAATGTTAGCAAACATGGATATCCAACACAATTTGTAACAGGTATAGTTCCTGTTTATTATTGTAGTCCTAATATGGGTAATAGTGGT